AACTGCAGACACGTTGCAAGATATAAAAAATAATGCATTAGCAAATTTTGCTACACAGAATCGTTTAGTAACTAGAGAAGATTATATAATACGTGCTTATTCTATGCCATCAAAATTTGGTAGTGTAGCTAAAGCATATATTGTTCCAGACGATCAAATATCTCAACAAGATTATCAAGAATCTAGATTACCAAATCCGTTTGCAATGAATATGTATGTATTGGGATATAATCAATCTAAGCAATTAGTTGAATTGAATAATGCAATCAAAGAAAATTTAAAAACATACTTAAATTATTATAGAATGTTAACTGATGCAGTTAATATTAAAGATGCTTATATAATTAATATAGGACTTCAATTTGAAATATCTGTATTATCAAATTATAATAGTAACGAAGTATTACTTAAATGTATTAACACAGTAAAACAACATTTTGATATTGATCGTTGGCAAATCAATCAACCAATTATAAAATCAGATGTTAATACTATTATTGCTAATGTAAAAGGTGTACAATCAGTTATACGAGTTAATTTTAGTAATTTATATGAATCATCCCAAGGATATTCAGGTAATGTTTATGATTTAATTTCTGCAACAAAAAATGGTGTTATTTATCCGTCATTAGATCCTAGTATATTTGAAGTTAAGTTTCCAAATACTGATATCAAAGGGCGTGTAGTAACATATTAAAGGTAAATAAATGTTTAGAATATTTTATACGGATAAAGATACTACATTGTATGAAAGCTTACCAGAATATAATACTGGATTAGATGAGATTTTAGAAATAGGGAAACGTCTAGACACTGCGGGTGATACAAAATTATCTAGAAGTGTTTTACAGTTTGATATGACTGAAATTTCATCATCATTAGCATTATATGGTAAAACTGTTAATGATTGTAAATTTATTCTTCGTTTGTATACAACCCATGCAAAAAACTTAGCATCTGAATATTCAGTGTATGCTAAATTAGTTGGCGAATCTTGGGTTAATGGTACGGGATTCCAAAATGCATTAACAATTGATGGCGCATCATGGACAGGGTCTCAGTCTGGGTCTGCTTGGATTAGTTCGAGTCAAAACATACAAGTCGGTGCCAGTTCATTATATGTTGCCGGTACCGGACAAGGTGGTTCTTGGATGTATCAAACATCCCCGTCGGGAAGTACAGCGGGTCTTATTTCTTCCGAATCATTTTCTTATAGTACTACTGATATTAATATGGATGTCACCAATGCATTGAAAATATTGTTAAGTGGATCTGCAGGTGCATCTATTCCTAATTATGGGTTTTTACTTAAATTTGCTGACACAGATGAGACTGATGATAATATTACAGGATATGTGAGATTTTTTAGTAGAGATACTCATACTATATATGTTCCTCAGTTATTAATGTACTGGGATAATAGCACTTTTACAACAGGATCTTTAAGTCAGGTAGACACTGAGTCATTTGTTGTATACAGTCAGGTTAAACCGCAGTATAAAGACACTGAGATTGTTAAGGTTCGAGTATATGCTCGAGACAAATATCCTAGAAAATCTCCTACAAATTTATTTCCATATGAAACTGTAAAGTTTTTGCCTTCAACTACATATTATGCGATATATGATGCTGAAACTGATGAAGCTATAATTCCGTATAATGATATTTATAATAAAGTTAGTTGTGATAGTACTAGTAACTTCATCTATATTGATATGAATGGATTTATGCCTGAACGTTATTATCGTTTAGAATTTAAATTAAAAGATGGATTTACAGAACAGTATATTGACGACAAAATTTATTTTAAAGTAGTTAGATAATGGCTGAAAATATTAAAAGAACTTCACAAGACTCTAGATTAAATGATCCAGTTGCTGGCGATCAACAAGCTAAGTATATAAAACGTGGACTTACTTATATATCTAATAATACTGCTATTATTCCTAGAGATTCGGGTGGTAATATCGTATTAACTGAATCTGCTACAGATAATCCAATGTTATATATTGATCCGGTTGCAGAACAAATAACCATGAACTCTGCATTAAAAGTATTAGATACTAGATTTAAATACTATAAGTTCCCAGTTACAGTTAATGCAACTACTACTACGGATTTAAATGCAGATATAACATTAGATTCAGATATTGTATATGCTAGATATAAACCTAGTGAAGATAGAACAATTAATGCCGGTACTGTCTTTTCTGGTATTTTAATGGATGAATTAGAAGAAGGACAGCCTCAAAAAACTGCAAACACTTATTATATTACAAAAGCAGTAAAAAATGCAGGAGTTGATTTAAGATTTAGAATAAAAATTAATCATCGATATGATGCCCCATTACCAACTTCTCTGCCATCAACAGTTGCATTTACAATCATGAAACAAGGACCAAATTATCCATTGAATCGAACCTATTTAGGACAATATTCTAGGACAGGACAAGATGGACGATGGAGCGTAATGCAACCGTATGAAGTCTGGGATACATATATTGATGTTACTATTCTAAATTCAGAATTTGAAATTGGAGATACATTTGGTATAGGTGGGTTATCATCTATAGAAGGAAATAGTTTCTTCCACACAATTGGCGCGGAACAAACGTATTGGGTAATTACAGATGCTAGTAAAAATGTAGATGAATGGAATCAACCATTGTGAGAATAAAAAAACATGTTAACACAATATAAAAATATCGATCAAATACAATCAGCTGAAAAATCCGTATCAGCTACTCGTATTGATAAATCTAAATCTGACTTTTTTAGTTATGATAAAAATACACGTGTACGTCAAGTACCAGATATTGTAAAACAAGCTGATGATATTAGAGTTGAGTTTCATGTTTATTCAAATGATGCATGGATAACTGGAAATCATCGAATCGGAATACAAAATAAAATTCCAGACATTACCGATAAAATAACTAGCAAACGAATTAAATTTCCAAATCAACCGATTGCAATTAATTTATATAATGAGTTTGAATCTTTAAAGTTAACAGCTGGAAGTTTTAAAGTTGCAGTTAACTTTTTTAAAAATTTAATTGGTAGTTATGATCAACAATATTTAAGAATTGATGAAATTTCTCCAGATCGTACGGAATTAAGATTACGTGCAATTGATGAAGAAGATCCTATATTTATTCGTCAACTTACTGGATATATTTCTAATGTACAACATACCACCGGTGATTATCATAAAACATATCTATTAAATTTTAGTAGAAACCAAACTGCATTTGTTGTTAATAGTGTTGTTATAGGCGAATACATATATGTTAAATTATATGAGCCTTTAGATTCCACATTAGATACAAATTTTAAAGTTTGGATTGTTGAAGAATTAAAACCTACATATATTGATAAAGTAACGATTAATCCGTTACAAACAGACACCGTATATAAAAAATTAGCTAATCCAAATTGGCAGGCAAATTATTCATATAATACATCTACTGAAACCGGATTAAAGAATTGGAATGATATATTAGGATCATCAATACAAACATCACAACAAATTATAGATTCATATTTTTCTGGAAGTTTAAGTGGTGTTAAATTGAATATAAATTTTTCAGACTTTAATAATTTTATATTTTATAGTTCAGCCGTAGAACGTCTTGAAAACTTTAAATATAAATTAGAATTAATTGAATATTATACTTCGCAAAGTATAGTGGTATCACAATTATCCGGAAGTGTTGCAACTACAAATGTTGCTGACTATACTAATAGCAAAAACAATTTAATTGGTGGATTTGATACATTTGAACAGTATTTATACTATCAATCATCATCAATGTTAACTACATATGAAATTCCAAATGAATCTTCAATTGTACCTACAATTACCGGTAGTTATGTAACGCCAGTACCAAAATTAAATTCTTCAATTCCATATACTTTAGCTCCAACTACGGGTAGCCAATTCAAAACTTGGTATAATAATTTATATCAAACTGCTTCTGCATTTGATGCACTAAATTTAAATGGATTAATTAATGCAATTCCAGAATATATACGATACGATCAAAATAACGATCAAATAATTACATTCGTTAATATGTTAGGACATCATTATGATATACTATATACGTATATTAATCATATGTCTAAAATATACAAACGAGAAGAAAATCCTAAATTAGGTATGCCAAATGAATTGTTATATTCTGTAGCAAAACAATTTGGATGGAATCTAACAGACGGAAATCAATATCAGGAATTATGGCAATATGTTTTAGGAACAGATGAAGCAGGTACTCCATTAACTGGTTCTAATACAGTTGGAGATCCGAGTGTACCTGGACGAGATATGACTTATGCAGTTTGGCGTCGTATCGTTAATAACTTGCCTTTATTATTAAAAAGTAAAGGTACTAAACGAAGTGTACAAGCATTGTTATCTTGTTATGGTATTCCGCAATCAATGATTTCAATTAAAGAATATGGAGGTCCTAGAATTAATAGAGCACCGGTATATGAAAAATTGAATTTTGATTATTCATTAGACTTAATGCAAAATACAGCAGGAACGGTAACTGTAAATTATTCACAATCAATTAATACCGTAGAACTTCGTTTTAGAACAGATAATGTAATTACAAACCCGACAATGTCAGGTACAATGAATTTGTTTAAAATAGGTTCAAATGCAGTAACATTAGATTATACATCAGGTACATTAGGTAAAATTAAAATAAACGGAACTGGCTCAGGCAATATTGAAATGTTTGATGGTGGTTGGTTAACTGCAATGTTAACAACTTCTGGTTCTAATCTTCAAGTGATTGCAAAACGATCTAAATACGGGAAAATTGTTACCGCTGTTTCTGCTTCTGCAGTTACTTCATTTCCATTTTCAGGCTCAATAGTATTAGGTAGTACCAGTACTGGAGCATCTAGATTAAATGGTCAACTTCAAGAATTACGTGTTTGGAATATTTCGTTAAGTCAATCATATTTTGATAATCACGTAAAAGCTCCGGCTGCATATAATAGTATTGATCCATATGGTGAATTGATATTTCGTTTGCCATTAACACAAAAAATCAATCATACATTAACTGGGTCATTACCAGGTGTGCAACCAAGATCTTCTTCTATATCAGCATCATTTGCGGGTTGGTCTTCTAATACGCCATATGATTCAATTGAAGAAACATACTATTATGATGCACCATCAATTGGTGCTGGTACATATGACGACAATAAAGTACGTTTAGAAACAAATAATTTGGTAGGCACATTAGATGTAAAAACTAGAGCTGAACGTAGTCAATATGATGTAGCACCGTTAGATAGTAAGAAATTAGGTGTATATTTTTCTCCACAAACAATGATTGATGAAGATATCATTGCACAATATGGTTATGTAAATTTAGATGACTATATTGGCGATCCGGGAGAATTAGATTCTAAATCATATCCTAGATTAATATGGAAAGCTCGAGAATATTGGAAAAAATATGCTGATAAAAACGATATTAATTCTTATATAAGAATGTTTACATTGTTTGATTTATCATTCTTTAAACAACTAGAACAACTTTTACCCGCACGTGCAGACAAATTAACGGGTATTTTAATACAACCAAATTTATTGGAACGTAGCAAAGATAAAATTTTGCCGGCTATTAATAAATTTGAAACGGTTTATTTAACTGAGATATCATCACAACCTTCGGGGTCAGGTGATTATCTTCAATATGTAGGTGCAATTGATGGTTCTATTTTAACATTGTCAGCAAATGATGATGATCAATGGCAAATGTATTTAACTGCATCAACTGCAGATAAGTATGACGGAGTTGTATATTCACATCAATATTTATTGCATTCTGGAAGTACATGGATCACCGCATCTACTCCATATTGGATGAGTGAAGCTACTAGTCCAACAATTATATCAAGTGTTATATCTGAATATCGTTATATATCCGGAACTGTATTTTTTGTAACAGAAAGTTCTAGTGGTACTGTATATGGATCTGGAAGTTATGGTACTGGAAGTTATGCAGATTTAATATACCAGCTTTCCGGAAGTTTTGCACAAGTACAAGACTTCATACCGCAAGGAATTGAAAATCAAAGATATTCGGGTGCAAAAATGACATCACCAGCATTCAATATAAATTCAACTCAAACTATTGACGGTGGCCCGGTAGTTGAATGGAGAACGACTAATCCAAATCAATTAATTTACCAATCAAACGGCGATCAAGGTAGTTTTGTATTAGTTTAACATCAAAATTAACAATATGTATATTTATATAAAATAAGGTTAAAACAATATGGGATATTTAGATAATACAAGCGTTACAATTGACGCTATATTAACATTAAAAGGTCGAGAACTGCTAGCAAAAGGCGGTAATGCATTTAATATTACTCAATTTGCGGTAGGAGATGATGAAATTGATTATTCATTATGGAATCCAGATCATCCGCTGGGTACAAATTATTATGGTACTATTATTGAAAATATGCCAATAACAGAAGCAATACCTGACGAAACTCAAGCATTAAAATATAAGTTAATTACACTACCTAAACAAACAACGAATATACCAGTTATAACTGTAGGAAATACAAACATTGTATTAGCAGCCCCTGGAGATGCATCAATTATTGCACCTAATACAAGTAATTTCCAAGGAGGAAATGCTACATTAGGTTACACTGCAATATTATCAGACTCAACCGTTGCTGATATACAAGTAACAAGAGCATTACAAAATTCAGTATTACCAACAACACCTAGATTTATTGGCGATAATGAAGATGCACAAAGTGTTGCTGTTACTGGATTTGAATTTAGAATCGTTGCTAAGACTCAATTAATTGAAGATAAAACTGCAACTATATCAATTATTGCAAATGAAACGGGTGGTAGTGTAACAATTAATTTAACAGTTAATAAAGCAACTACTGCTACTATTTAATAGGCATAAACCATGAACAACAAAACATTAATTACGCGTTTAAAACAACAACCAAAACAAGGTCAGTTACCAGGCCGCGTTACAATACCAGGTGCTACTAATGTAAATACAGCTCAAGTTGCAACTACTAGACCCGATACAAATCCTGCTCTAGCAGTTTCTTCCACAGTATCTGCGGTAAATGAACAAGTGCAACAATTAGCTCAACAGTTAGCTAATCAAATGGTTGCCGAAATGCAGCAGTCGCAAATATTAGCAAGAAATGGTCGGGTATATACAAAATTTGATATGGCTAATGATGTTATATCAAATCAGACCGAAGTTGTTACAGCTGGTTTATGGAGTGATAACGTTGCAAGTTTAACAACATACTTTACAGCGTCAGCTCAAACAACATCACAACGTAGATATTATGTTGATGTATTGCAAAGTAACCCTGCGGTTGATGGCGCAGCTACACAATTTTCTTTAGCGTTTGGTCATGCATTAGGTAGTGGATCTAATTCACAAGGTCAACTTAATGATTCTCCTAGTAAAGCTATTTATTCTCAGTATCGACAATTATTATTGAATCCGACAGATACTAGATTTACAACTGCAGGATCAGGTAGTACTGACTATATTTATGTTGTAAACTTTAAAAGAAACCGAGTAAAAGAAAGATTAGATGCTGGTAATTTTGAATTACCACTTCGATTAATTTCCGGATCACGACCTACAAATGCAACAGGTAGTGTTGCAGTATCAGGGTCTAAAATTATAACATTGATTGATGATTCGTCAATTGCATCTGCTACAATTGTAGGAGCAGGTAAAGTTTATAATATAGTGTCGGGATCTATTAATGATGGTGTATATAATTCAGCAGCTCCAATTTATTTTGGATTAGCATATCCAGATTATGGTACATTGGTATTAGATGGTAAAATGTTAGACCAACATTTAAATTATCAAACTAAGACGGGTTCTAGTGTTGAAGGTAATAATCATTTTGCAATGTATCATTCAATTTCAGGATCGGCATTGTTAACTAACCCTTCCACGGCAGACCCATATGGATTCCAAGCACGTAATTCAGAAAAAGTAACTAGCACGCATTATTTTGTAAGAATTAAAAATGCTGAATATAATTTCTCAAACAATCCTTCTTACGTAACAGGAAGTGTTGGCCAGATTGTACAATCAACATTTATTGGAGATCCAAAAACATATATTACTACAGTTGGATTATATAATGATCGACAAGAATTATTAGCTGTTGCTAAATTAAGTCAGCCATTACTAAAATCATTCCAACGAGAAGCATTGATACGAGTTAAGTTAGATTACTAAAACTTGATGATGATTTTAGCCCCGTTATATTTATAATAAAGTATAACGGGGTTTTTACTGAATATGGCTGATTCTAAATTAAATAATATACAAGATACGTACGAAGGATTATATCCATCTGTTTTTAAAAAAATAGATGCTGCAGATGTAATGATAAGTCCGTTTCAAGCCCATAAACAATGGGTTGTAGATTCCGGCAGTGCAACTAGTAGTTGTTTACCATTAACTGCAATTTATACTGATATACTTCCTCCGTTAGGATCTGAATTAACATATAATGATGCATCGAATATAGATGGTAGTTTACAAACTATTATATATTATTCAATTAATCATTTATATTACAAATATAAAGATCAGCCAACTAATACGTACGGTCCAACAAATTTAGTTCGTACAAAAAAATATTTATATGAATCTGCATCAGTGTTTTCAATACCGCAATTAAAAATGGGTGAAGCAATACAACCGGAATCTTTTGCAATAAAACATAATTCATTTAATATTTCATCAGACCGTTATGGTAATATACTTAATTCAAGTATCGATACTAGTTCTTTAGTAACCGGTGAAATATTTTATGAAGGATTTAATGAATATTTTGATACTAGCAGAATTAAATATATAAGTGAAAATGTTACATATAATCCAGGTATTACCGATTTAGATGATTTAGGTTTGCCTGTCGGCTTATCAGCGTATTTTTCTGGTTCTGGTTTTATATCAACTGATATTAATGGTATGTATAATCGAGATGAGAATTATGCAATTTCATTTTTTATATCTAATAGTTTAGCTACATCGAACAATCAACTAATTTTAACAAAAGCATCGAGTAGTATATCGCCGCAATATCCATTTAAAATAGAATTAAGTGGTAGTAATCAAATTGTTTTTTCAGTAGCCGGTAGTACTACATTTAAAACATATGTTACATCGTCTGTATTGTCAGGCGATTGGAAACATGTTTTATGTCAAAAATCTGGAAGTTATTTGCAATTGTATATTAATGGAACATTGCAACAATCGGGTTCTAGTGTTTTATTATCTAACACATTTTCTCCATTTACTGCATCTGCTAGAATTGATAATACAGATCCTATGTACATAGGCGGATTTAATACGCAATCAGCTAATTTTTATGGATTATTAGATGAAATACGTATTTTTAATCGAGCATTGTCTTCTACGGAAATAACAAGTTTATCAACTAGAAATCTGTTAGATGGCAAATTATTACAAACAAATCATGTAGGTAATATTTTTACAAAGCAAGGTATTGCAGTTATATCTACTCCAGATTATCGATATAATAATCTTATTAATGATTTTATTAGTATATCATATAAAAGCACCGTAACGATTAATGAATTAGGCGTTGTTGCTAAATTAGACGCTGGTGATTTTAATATGTCAACTAATATTACATTGACACAAGATAATGATGTTACATATCATCCATTTGTTAGTGGTAGTGATTTTGCCCCATATATAACTACAGTTGGATTATATAATGATGCTGGACAATTATTAGCTATTGGTAAATTAGCACAACCTATAAAAAAACGAAATGATGTTGATATGAATTTTTTAATACGCATCGATTTAGATAAAAATATTTCGTTAAAGGAATAACATGATACGACTTAAAACATTACTTCGTGAAATGAATGATGTTGAATTACAACGTTTACTTGGTAAAATAAAGAATAAACAGTTTAAATTTTTAGGGCAAGGTGATAACGGCCGTGTATATGAAATTGACGGCGAAGACAAAGTTTTTAAAATTACTAAAGAACGAGATGAATATCAAGTTGCAGATCGCATAGTTAATCGTTACTCTGAATTTACTACATTTATTCCAATTTATTATGTAAATGGAACTGATATGTATATAATGGCAAATGCTGATACATTGCCGCAAACAATTCGTCGTGAAATTGATTTATTCATGAATAATTTTTCTGACTTTGCTAGAAAAAATGGAGGCGAAGTTTCTATATTTGATTTCGTACAAGAAACTGAAATTACAAACAAACAATTGAATAATTTTCTTAATGCATTGCAAGTAGATGTAGATAAACTTAATATTCCAGAATTTGACTTAGATTTAGATTTTCGATCGGATAATTTAATGATTTGGAATGGAAACTTAGTATTAGTTGATTGGTGATATTTATATTATATAAAGGATTTTTAGAATGTTAAAATTAAAAAACTTATTGGTAGAACAAGGTAATTTAAAATCATTTACTATACAAACACCTGCACCTAAATCTATGTTAGATATAGTACGTAGTACGAAACCGAGAGGTGCTGCATTTATTCTTAAATCTACAGATGTTTTAGGCGAAACACCATCTATGGATAGTATAATAAATTTATTAAAATTAGATGATCGTTTTGGAGAAAACAGTATTTGGGCACAAACATTAGCAGTAGAAGAAGAATTTGAAGGCTTTGTTTATGTATTTAGTGATGATTTTAAAGATTCACAACGTAAAACTAAATTTAACGTTATGATTGTTCCTAGAACGTATATCTTTGAAATGGTATTAGGAACAGATATAACAGATGACACAAAAATTACAGCTGTTAATGATTTATTAGTAACTAAATATAGTATAGGAAATGCATCTGTAATGTTGCAACCAGAATTAGATAAATTAAAAACAGATATTGCTCCGTATTTAAATACGGAAAGACTTAAAAAATTAGAAGCAGAAAATGCTAAATTGCAACAAGCATTGGACGCTAAATCAGAACCAGAAGCACAATCACAATATACATTATCGGCTGATCAAACTGCAACTTCAGATGTAGCAGCTACTGCATCTACTACAGAAAATAAAGCACAAGCATTATTAACTAAACTTAAAGATGCTCCAATTAAATTAAATACATCATCAGATGATGTTTTATATATTCAAGATTTAATGTATAGAATTGGAATGGCTTCTCCAAAATTAGCTGAAAAAAATGATGTAGCTTCTTGGGTTGCATTTAGAGATGCTAAACCGCAATATGGTACTTATGGAACTCGTACTAAGAATTTTATTGATGCAATTAAAACATGGAAAGGCCTTTCTACGACAAATGATAATATTACTACTGAAGTACTTCAAGCTATATTAGATGCTGGTAAAGGTGCTGGTATTACTGAATCTAGAAATTCATACTATGCAGATAAATTTATATATGAACAATTTGAAATATCTGCAGATATCGACAAAGCTGTTACATCAACATCATCAAAATCATCATCTACTACTAACAAAACTAAAACTACAAAAACATCGACTGCTACTGGAACTTTTCATCCAATTGGTACTGCTTGGGATAAATTGGATTATAAAACTCCAATTAAACAAGGAGATAAAGGTCAAGAAGTAAAAGCAATGCAGATATTCATTAATGGAATAAATGCAGCACAAGGAGAAACGAATGGTATTGCTTTTCCGAAACAAGATGGTGTTTATGGACATCTTACCCATGAGGCTGCTAAAATGGCTGCGTTTAGAATACCTAGTGATACTTCCGGTTATATAACGATAAAAACACCAGCATCATTAAGCGATTGGAGTAAACAGTTCACAGCATGGAAATCTTATGCAGACAAACCAAAATTGAACGGAATAAATCAACAAACTATTAAAGAATCAGATGAAATGGATAAAATTTGGGATGATCTTTTTAAAGTAATTCAAAATTCTCCAGAAAATTATTTTGGTAAAATGGGATTTAAAGGTTGGGTTAATGATGATGAAAATGGAGCTGCAGATTGGTTTATAAAAGCGTTTAATGATGCATGGGGTACTACGTTAACTAGATTATCAAAATCTAAATCCACATATATACAAACAAATGTTAAAAATATTAGATGGACTGTTAAACATATTGCAAATGAATTAATTAGAACAGGACATTCCGGACATGTTAATGTTACATATTATTACATTAATACGGGTGATACTGAATGGCATCAACAAAAATTAAAATTGCGTTGGGATTACATGTAATATTACATTTAAAAAAGTTATGGCAAAAAATCATTATCATTCATCAGGTAATTCAAAACGAGCAGCTGCTCTTAAATATGGATATAAATCTGGATTAGAACATACTGTTGCAGAACAGATTAAATCTACAGAATATCCTTTGAAATATGAAACTGAAACACTAAATTATATAGTACCAGAACGTAAAGCAAAATATACTCCAGATTTTGTATTTACGAAGAAAAATGGCGAATTCATGTTTATTGAAACAAAAGGACGTTGGACTAGTGCCGATCGTTTAAAAATGAAACATGTTTTAGCATCGAATCCTGGAATAGATATTCGCATGGTATTTCAATCTCCTACGCAAAAAATATCAAAAGGCAGTAAAACTACATATGAAGCGTATGCTGTAAAATTAGGTATTAAACATGTTGCTAAAAAAGATATTCCTGCAGAATGGATGTTAGAATGTTTAAAAACCGGCGAAGAAGTAGTAAATGTTAAGAAATTTTTTTCATAATGATTTGAAATGTGAAATATTTTTAATACATTCAATAAAATTAATGTTTAATTAATTAAATGATTGATTCAGTATGAAATTGAATCGATCGTTAGACCAGTAATGTAATGTATGTGTCTAACTAATATTATTATATTATTATTAATAATTAATTGGAATACTACTATAGTTTAATTATATTATTATTAATGAAGAATATTAAGTTATTGCAATTATTAGAATCAGTACTAGGTAAAGGAAAATCTACTTCCGGTGATAATATTGCATTCTTCTCTCCATTCATTTCACATTATAAACCTAAATTAGAAATTAATATTAATACTAATAGCAATGGTGAAAACGTTTGGCATTGTTGGATATCTGATAAAAAAGGCCGAACTATATCTTCATTATTCAAACAATTAAATTTATCAAAAGAAAAGTTTGAACAGCTAAATAAAATAATTGAAACATCAAAATACCGTACGGTTAATTTAACTGATATAAAAAAACAGGTAACACTACAATTGCCGGATGAATATAAACCATTATGGTTTAAGAAAACTACACCTGATTATAAAAATGCAATCTTTTATCTTAAAAATAGAGGAATTAATATATTTGATATTATTAAATATCGTATAGGATATTGCGAATCGGGCGAATATGCCGGTAAAATAATTATACCTAGTTATGATGCAACTGGCCAATTAAATTACTTTGTTAGTAGAGCATTTTATAAAGCAGATTCACAAAAGCATAAAAATCCTAAAGTTTCAAAAGATATTATCGGATTTGAAATGTTTATAAATTGGGCTGAACCAATAATATTATGTGAAGGGGCTTTCGATGCAATTGCAGTAAAAAGAAATGCAATACCATTATTTGGTAAAGTAATACAACCAGCATTACAAAAGAAAATTATTGAAGAACGAGTACGAAACATTTATCTTTGTTTAGATGCCGATGCATTAAAGAATGCAATTCAAATTGCAGAAAGATTTATGGCAGAAGGATTAAATGTATATTTTGTTGAATTGCAAGATAAAGATCCTTCTGAATTAGGATTCAATCAAATTACAACTATATTAGCAGATACCGACGTATTATCATTCGAAGGTTTAATGCATTTAAAGATGGGAATGTTATGGACATAAAAAAGATTGATGTCGGCATTGATAAAATTGACAAAATATATCATATTTCAGATATACATATTCGTACATTAAAACGACATCGAGAATATCGTGAAGTGTTTGAAAACATGTTTAATTATATTGCTCGAACCAGTACTGGAGCTAGTATTGCAGTTGTTACAGGTGATATTGTACATAGCAAATTAGATATGTCTCCGGAGCTAGTTCAAATGCTTGTTGATTTTTTTAATGGATTTGAAATACCTACAATTGTTATTTTAGGTAACCATGACATGAACTTAAATAATATGCATCGAATTGATGCTGTAAGTCCCGTATTAGATGTTATACAAAATCCTAATATAATTTTTATAAAAGAAAACGGATTATTTGAATTAGGTGGTATTACATGGAATCATATGGCTGTTGATATAGCGCCATCCGAATATATACGTGCCGATCAATTTGATGCTACATATAAAATTGCATTGCATCATGGAGCGGTTAATAGTGCAAAAACAGATATTGGATATCAAATATCAAATGAAAATGTAGGTGTTGATTTATTTGATGGACATGATATTACATTATTAGGTGATATACATAAACCGGCACAATTTTTAAATGAATTAAAAACCGTTGCTTATCCAGGATCACTTATTCAACAAAATCATGGTGAAGCATTGGATCATGGTATCTTAGTATGGGATATTGAAAATAAATCAGCTGATTTTGTTGAAATTCAAAATGATTATGGTTATATTACAATTGAAGTTGAAGGTACAAAAGTAATTAAATATCCACATCGTATTCCAAATAAACCTCGCGTGCGTATCAAATTTAATGACACGTCCGCTGCGGATATGAAAAAATTAATTGCATCAATACGCAAAAAATTTAATGTTCAAGATATAACCATACAACGAAGTGTTACTAATATTAATAACGAAGCTTCATCATCATTTGCAATTGGAAATGTACGGGATGTAGAATATCAAAACACTCTCATTACAGATTATATTGCATTAAATTTTCCTCAAGCTACTGCAGAAGAAACTGATGCAATTCGACATATCAATCGAACAATAAATTCAAAATTACCTGCAGTAGAATCTGTCAGACACATGACATGGCATCCTATTCAATTTGAATTTGATAACATGTTTTCATATGGGGAAGGCAATGTTATAAATTTTGAAAATATGCAAGATGTATGTGGTTTATTTGCTGCAAATACATCAGGTAAGTCTTCTTTATTAGATGCAATAACATATACTATTTTTGATAAATGTAGTAAAACCGGAAAAGCTCATGAAGTTTTAAATAATAAAAAAGTTACATTCCGAGGTAAGTTTACATTTGAAATGAATGGTACTACATATACAATTGAACGTACTGGTATCAAACAAAAAAATGGTCACGTTAAAGTATTAGTAGATTTTTATACTGATACAGAAAATTTAAATGGTGAAGAACGCAGTGATACAAATAAATCAATACGTAGATATTTAGGTACATATGATGATTTTATTTTAACTGCATTCTCACTTCAAGCTGATAATAATAATTTCATTGAAAAGTCTCAACGAGAACGTAAAGATTTACTTTCACAGTTTTTAGATATTACGGTGTTTGAACAGTTATATCAATTAGCATCTGATGAAATCAAAGAAACTGCCGGAAAACTAAAAGAATATAAGAAAACGGATTTTGCTGAAATTATTGTTCATAATGATTCTATTATATTAAACAATCAAGATACTATATTAGAATTAGAACAACATGAAAATGAATTGCAGGAAACAAGGAATACCTTGCAAGAAAAAATTGTTGCTTTAATTGAAACAAAATTACCTACTACATATGATGGTCCGGATATTAATGCATTAGAACAACAAGAAACTGAATTAACAAAAACTATAGAATCTATATTATCGGATATTGATACTGCATACGCAGGAATACAACTTATAAAAACAAATATCGCACAAGCAAAGAAAAATATACGAACAAATTATAATGAAACTCAATTACAACATCACGTAGATACATTGAACCAATTACGATTAGAATTTACAGAATTGCGTGATGAAATTAAAAATCAAAAAGGAATTATCGATGCAAAAGAAGAAAAAATTAAACATCTTGAATCTCATGAATATGATCCAAACTGCAAATACTGTACATCTAACGTTTTCGTACAAGATGCAATTGAGGCACAAACTACAATTGATCAAGATCGAAACATATTAAATGAATTGATTAATCGATATGAGACTAACAAAAATTCTATAGACGCTTTACAGATTTATGAAACTCAGTATAAAGAATTAACTAAAATACAAGATTCAATAACAGAAAGCCAAAATTCTTTAAATGTAAAAGAATTAAAATTAGAATTATTAGAAAGTGATTTACAAACAAGAGAATCGGAACTAGAAACATGTTTAGAACGTCAAGAATCATTTCGAAAAAATGCAACGGCAATAATTCATAATCAGACTGTAGATTTACATATTGCAACATGTAAAGAAAGTATCGAATCATGTTCAACTAAAATAAAATCTACGCAAGAAACAATTAAATCATTGTTTGGTGCAATTGAAGTAGCAAAAACAAATAAAGCAGCTGCCATGACACAATTGGATTCATATCAACAATTGGAAACAGAATATAAAGCATTTGAATATTATTTGCAAACCGTAAAACGTGATGGAATTCCATATGAATTAATTTCAAAGGCAATGCCAAAAATTGAAACTGAAATAAATAACGTATTGAATCAGGTAGTAGATTTTAATATGGTTCTTCAAAGTGATGGAAAAAATATTAATGGTTATATCATATACGATGAAGATAACTTTTGGCCATTAGAATTAACAAGTGGTATGGAGCGATTTATTTCATCGTTGGCAATTCGAATAGCATTGATCAATGTTTCAGCGTTACCACGTCCTAATTTTATTGCAATTGATGAAGGTTGGGGAAGTTTGGATGCAGAACATATTTCTGCAGTAGTTAATTTATTTGATTATTTTAGAACAAAATTTGATTTCTCAGTAATTATATCTCATGTAGATTCTATGCGAGATATGGTTGATAATTTAATAGAAGTAAACAAGATAAACGGATTTAGCCAGATTCAGCACAGTTGATATTTATATAAAAAAGAATATCAGCGAATGAAACGTAAAGAAGCTGTCTATAAAGGTTTACAATATATTGATGTTTGGCAAACAGATACTTCTCTGACATCGCCAAATTATTTTCAAATATCTGAATTTCCATTACGTTTAACTTCCGGAAAAAATCTATTTAAACTCCGAGGGCATCCCGTTAATTTAAAACTTGGATCATATTTAAACATTGAAATATTAGATTATAATGGTGATCCAATTTATCATGAAGTTGTAGATTATATTGATGAAGATAAGTCTCGAGTAATTGCAATTTATATATATGAAGAAACATCACCTGGCGATTGTACAGTTACTTTAATTGGTGAAGCAGCTAATGCACCACAAGAATGGCGAGGAAAAGCTAATATCAAATGGATGCGTACTGTACCGGTTAATCCGACAGTATCAAATGATTCTGAAATAATTTTTGAAACATTACCTGATGTAACATTGGTTGAACAAGTTGCAACACAATTAGATAGAGTATATTCAGGTAGTATACAATTTCCTACATATACTACTGGTACCGTACGATATTTTTTATCAAATGGTCAGCCGGCAATAGAATTGACCGGAGGTAAATTTACTTCTGATATGTCTACAGGTACAATTACTATAGCATCTCCGCAAAATCCTATCCCTACGGCTACATATCTCCCGGCTAATGTTCAATACCAATCTACAATTAAAAAGATCTTATCTCCAACATTAGCATTGTTAGATACAGAGTATATAGTTTATAGTAGCCAAAGTATTTCTACTCATACATATTCTGCATTCCAAAATTCAACATACTCATTAACATATGAAGCAACTCCTACATATGTTCCAACTGAAAATTCAGAATCATTTGCTTTTATAGAAATAAAAGGATTACAACCAGCAACTGGCGATGTTTCTAGAATTAAAACATTCATGAGTAATAATGGCCAAGTTGGTACATGGGAATTGATTAATGATATTGAATTAGATGAAACGGAAGTATTTGTAACAAGCACATCTTCATTATATCCGGATCAAAGTATTGGTTCATTTACATCACAAAGTATTATTAATACGTATTGGGAAGGACATACATATCAAGGTTTAACTGAAACTACGGCTCCTACATTAACACGGACTACGGCTTCATTAGACAATGCAATGCAAATAACAAATGCCATTGATATAACACAAGTAAATACCGTATCAGTTGCTCAAATTAAATCTACATATCAAGGATATTTTATTGAAGGTGGGTCATATAAAGTAACATTCGATGCATTAGGTACTAGATCTGGAACTGCAAATCCTAAACTATCTTTTTATTTATCAGGAAGCGCATTTAATTTTGATGTTACTGATTATTTTAATCGAGAACTTTATAAAAAATTAGGTAAACGTGTTGGTGAAATAGAAGTTACTTCCGATAACCAAAGATTTGATGATTACGTATTTAACTTTGAAGCTGATAATACAGGTAATGCTGTATTACTTGTAGTTGTCGAATCGGGCAATTGGCAAGTTTCGGATATACGAACAACGACTGATAATGATGCAGGATATACTCCCGATTATACTAGAATACGAAGTTTAGTACCAACTGCACATAAATCGGATAATCAGCTTTCATTTAAAGTTGAATATTACAATGTAGCCGGCGTTAAAAGTAAACAAATTAATTATCTTTACAATAAAAATTGGGAAGGCGGTAACCGTTATATTGACGGTGATTATTCAATGCTTACCGGATCATTATATGTTGCAGATTCATTAGAATCGGGTGTTGCAATATCTGGATATAAGAATACCGGATTTATTCGTTCATTAGGATATGAAGGATTTGCTGCAGGATTTCCTGGATTTTTAATATGGTCAGGCTCAGCATTATCTGGATCTGCCGGAACAAAAGGAGGAATACCATATAATGGTGTTGGTATAGAATTATATGCTAATTCTGACAATTATTTTAGATATTCAACTATACCATCTGAATTAGATGTACATACCGAAACATTTTTCTTTGGAGATCCTACATCTCAATATATTTCCGGAAGTAATGGTAATTTAGAAATTTCATCAAGTGGATTTTATTTAGATGCAAATGGTAATGTTACGGCATCGGCATTCCAAGCAGTTAACAACGGAACTATATTATTTGATTCGAATAGTGAATATGCAGATGGATTAAATATTGGTAGATTATTATATTACGATACCTCTGAATATTCTGCTGCAGGACAAACTATAGATAATGGTGAAATAAATGGTATAACTGGTAGTTTATTTCATACATTTTTATTGCCTGGCGAGACTAATATACAATGTTCATTTGATATTGAAATTGATAATAGTGCCGGTGGTAGCAGTATTCCTGATTTAACAGTTAAACATTATATTGCAACTGGAAGTTTATTTCAAAGTAGTCAGTTAACATCTAATTATAATACATTTTCTAATTTTGCTAGTATCGCTACAACAAACTTTGGTACTACTTCTGCTAATAGAATCTCTTCTGGAGTACGAAATTTAAATTTTACCGGCACAGCTATTTCAAATAGACAAGGGATGTATTGTTTAATTTATTTTGTTGTATATTATTCAGCAACATTAACAGTAAATCCAACTATTAAAATTAAAGATATAGTATACAGATCAAGTAGAACAGCCGGATCATCTACAACGGCGCCGACAGTTCCGATATTATAATATTTATATAAAAGAAAATGTATAATGAATAAAATAACAGTCTTATTTCCCGGAGGATTTAAACCATTGACAGGAGCACATTTAGATTTAGCAAATCGATATGCACAAGATCCGAATGTAGAACGAGTAATACTTTTAATCGGACCTAAAGAACGAGATGGCATTACTAGAGATAAAACTATAGAAATGTTTGATATCTTAAATGATAATCCAAATGTTGAAATACAACCTACAGAATTTAATTCTCCAATCATGGCTGCGTATGAATATCTATTTGCATTACCACAAGATGCAACGGGACGTTATGCCATGGCGGCTTCTACTAAAGGAGATGATTATGTACGTGCAAAAGATTTTGTTCCAAATGTAGATAAATATGCAACAATTGGTGATAAAAAAGGCCGTACTATTCCACGTGGAATTGATGCAACAGAATTAAGTATTAATGTAGATCCGTTAGCATATTTATCCGGAGATCCTGTATCAGCAACAGCCGTTCGTAGTGCATTAGTTAATAATGATTATGAAACGTTTCGGTCATCATATCCTCAATTTGAAGATGCTAAAGTAAAAAACGTTTGGCAAGTATTGAAAGGTGTTCAAGAAGCAAAGCTATTCAGTGTAGAATGGATGAAAACCCATTTAAAAGAATCTGTTGATCAGTTTATTGAAGGAATGATGTTTCCTGCCGAAAAACAAAGACACACACAAAAAATTAAAAAATTACGTTCTTTTTTAGAAAAACATCGGGGCAAATCGTTTGTATATGATTTTGATGATTTTCAAAAAACAGTTGTTGGTGCAAAATTATTAGAAAATATTATTAAAGAAAATTATATTACTAGATCAGAATTAGCATCGATTGAATCAGCAGTAGATGGATTTTTTAAGCATTATGGTATAGATGTAGATTTCCAAGGCAAGTTTACACACTTTATCGATCGATTAAATGATCCTAGAAATGAGGCACCTATCTATACAGATGAACTTAAAGATTTCTTTGAAGACTTAGCAAATGAATATGGTGATAAAATTGCAAGACAACTACGTTTAGATCGACCTACCGGTGTTGGTTCTGATTATCAATTTGATATTCCAATTCATATGCCATTCATGCTTCAATGGAATCCGCGTAAAGAAATGATAGAATTGATACCAAGAACTATTAAAAAACAGCGTAATAGATGGCAATCAAATAATCCAGAAGATATTATTTATACAATCGAATCTCGTATGAAAACTGGAGGAATTTTAACCGAAGGTGGTGCTGCCGGTCATATGGCACATCCATGGGATGATCATGGATTATCATTTAATGATGTTAAAGAAATAATTTCACGAGCATTATCTGGTAGATTGGATATAGAACAGTCTGTAACTGAAAAGACAGATGGACAAAATATTTTGGTTACATGGAAAAACGGACAACCTGGATTTGCTCGTAATAAAGGTACTATCATTAATCCAATGACGCCTGATCAACTAGTTGCAGACTTTGAAAGAAAGTATCAAGAGTCTATACAAAAAAATGGAGCTGAAGCAGCGGCTGGATATAAATTAGTTGTAGATGCATTTAAAGAAATGTCACAAGATATTACCGCAGCATTAACAAATGTACCGGCAGCAGAGTTAGATCGTATTTTTAAAAACGGCCGGGTATTTGCTAACATGGAAATTATTTATCCAGCAACACGCAATGTTATTGCATATGATAAAGCACACCTACAATTTCATAATCTTGTAGAATATGATGAAAAAGGAAATACAGTTGAAACTGATTTAACCGGAGGCGCATTAATGCAGAAGGTTATAGAAGATGCAAATTCACACATGCAAAATACATTTTCATTTATTCCTCCGCAACGTATTAAATTAGGTCGAGTATATGATTTTGAAGATCAACAAGCAGCGTTTTTTAATGAAGTTGATCAATTACAACAAAGATATAATTTAAAACCAACTGATTTAATCAGTGAATATCATAAGGCTTGGTGGCGAGATGTTATTAAAACAAAAGCTGAGGAATTAGGATATGATATACCGGAAGATATATTAAATACATTAATCTATCGTTGGGCATTTTATGATAAATCTACAAATATTGCAATGCTTAAAAAACAAATTGGAAATCCTGAATTTGTAAATTGGGTAACTGAATTTGACAAAGCAGATTTTAAAAAGTATCATAAACAAAACTTAGAACCATTTGAATCTATCTTTTTAAGATTAGGAGTCGTTGTATTACAAAATGCATCTAACTTTTTAGCAGCAAATCCTAATCAGACAGTACAAACTATTAAATCAGAATTAACCCAACTTATCAAAGACTTACAAACGTCAAACAATCCGGCTACACTTGCAAAATTAGAATTAGAACTTAAACGAATTCAAAAGTTAGGCGGGTTTGATGCAATTGTACCATCAGAAGGTGTAGTATTTACATATCAAGGTAATACATATAAAATGACAGGGGCATTTGCACCGGTAAATCAAATTTTAGGAGTGTTAAAATACGCACGCTAATATTTATATTAAATAATAGGAATAACTGAAATGGCTGAAAAACATAAAAGCAAGTATAAAAGACCTGAAAATTCAAAACCTAAACATCGTAAAGATATGAAAGATTATACGATGGATGATAAAGATGGTGGGTTGAATCCAAAATCTACAAAAGAAAAACAATTAAATGTTTTACGTAAAACTGATAAAGAATTTGTAGATACTGGTGACTTATATGTTAAGTACAATGCAGACGATCGTCTTTATACAGATTTAGAAGATGGGGAATGGGAACCAAAACATGCAGCAAAAGTATTAAAGAAGCGCCAAGATAAAGACGAAAAAGATAATAAAGAAAATATAAAAGATAAAATTGAAAATTTAACTAGAGAACAAAAAGAACGTTTAGTTAGAGAATATGTTCGAAGAAAAATTTACAATGTTTTAACTGAACAAGAAGAAAAGCCAGAAGATGCTCCTGCAGAAGAACCTGCTACACCCGCACCTGATGCAGCTGCGACACCACCAGCAGGAGGAGAAGCAACACCGCCGGCAACGGCTCCAGCAGCAGCTGCTCCAGCACCAGCTCCAAGTGCAGCTCCAGCACCACCTGCCGAAGAAAAACCTGCAGCAACAAATGGGGAAGAATTATCTCCAGAATCTAAAGAAGCAGTTGCTGTAGAAAAATTTGTTAAACAACTTAAAGCGGATGGTGGAAATATTGCTAGAATTAAAACTTTAGCTAAAGTATTTAATATGATAATGAAAGATGCTGAAACAGAAGATGCTCATAATTTTTATAAATTATTACGTCAGTTAACTGTAAAAAAATTATCAACACTTGATACTTCACCAAGCGGTAAACAACAAAAACAATAAGTTATATGTCTAAAAAGTTACAAAATGTTAAAGCCGTTCAACAAATGTTGGAAGGCACCCATAAGTTTCAAACAAAAACAACTGTTGGTTTTTCTGATGCAGAAGATGTTGCAAAGAAAAATGCAAAACATGGCGTCGGTGACGTATGGGAAGAAACTGATTCAATTACTGGAATTACTTACATAATTGAACAACGCAATGGATTTCGTATCAAAAAAACTAAAGCAAGTGATGTATTGCAAACCGTACGAGATGAGATTCGTTCATTTCCTAATTGCAGAAAAGAAACATGTACGTGTATAAAATTAAATCATTTAGATGACAAAATGAGAAAAATACATGGAATGTGTTTTGACTGTGTAATAGAAATGGAACATCAACTTAAAAAAGACGGCAAGTACGAAGATTACGAACAAACTAAAATTCGTGAAAATGCATTAGCATGGTTAGATTCCGCAGAACGTGATGTAAATTTACTTCGTGAAACATATACTCAAGCATCAAAATTTGTTACAAACTCCGAAGGACAACTAGAATCATGGACGGCAAGGATGACTACAGACGAATTTGATGATACAATACAAAAACAATTTAATAAATTCAAAGAAAACTTTTTAAAAAACTTAAATGGAGAAACTGATGAAACTAATTAAAAAATATTGGGCATGGATAATAGCAGGTATCGGCACAATTATTGGAATTTTATTTTTAACTAGAAAATACAATGATCGTAAATTAGATAAATCTGCTAAACAGATTGATGCTAACAATCAACAAATAGACCAATTGCAAGGTAAGATTGAAGTTATTGAAGAACAGCGGGTTGAAGTTAAAGAAGAAATTAAACAACAAGAAAAAATAATTGAAGCGCTTGAAGATAAAAAAGAAAACATTACAATTCAAGAACCAACAGATGTAACATCTGCAAAAGCAAATATTATTAAAAAAACAAATCGTGGTAGAAAAGCTAAAAACAAATGAAAAATTTATTAATCATACTATGTTTTTTGCCGTTATTTAGTTACGGACAAACAATGCCTGATACGTGTTTTACTGAAGAACAAATATTTGATATTTCATTTACGATAGATTCATTATATGAAGTGTGCGATATTAATGATCAAATCATCGAAGAACAAAAACAATTGATATCAGATCAAAAGCATTTAATAAATTTAGATTCGTTGCAGATTAATTATTTAACAATGCAAACTAAATTACTTAAAACTAACATTGATTTATATGTTGAACGAGAAAAAAGATTACAACCACGTTGGTATGATAATAAAGCAATTTGGTTTAGTGGCGGAATTCTTTCAACAATATTAATATTCCAGGTAGCAAAATAACATGGCACAGCCTAACATAAAGCAAATAATACAGCAGCAGTACATGATGTGTGCTAAAGATCCTGTATTCTTTATGCGTAATTATTGTTATATCCAACATCCTAAACGAGGAAAAATAAAATTTAATTTATTTCCATTTCAGGAAGAATCATTATCTGAATTGCGAGATAATAGATATAATGTTATACTTAAGTCTCGGCAGTTAGGTATTTCAACTTTATCTGCAGGATTTGCTCTTTGGAGTATGTTGTTTGCAGAAGATTTCAATGTATTAGTTATTGCAACAACACAGGAAGTAGCAAAAAACTTAGTAACAAAAGTGCGAGTGATGCATGAAAATTTACCTAGTTGGTTAAAAGGTACGGTTGAAGCAGATAATAAATTATCATTGAAATTTAAAAATGGTTCACAAATTAAAGCAGTATCATCAGCAACAACCGGCGCACGTTCAGAAGCATTATCATTGTTAATTGTAGATGAGGCCGCATTTATTCGAAACATTGAAGAAATATGGATAGCATCGCAAGCAACATTATCAACGGGTGGTGGAGCAATTGTATTATCTACACCTAATGGTGTGGGTAACTGGTTTCATCAAACATGGGCTGATGCTGAAGCTAAAATTAATGGATTCCACACAATTAAATTGCATTGGACCGTACATCCAGAACGAGATCAACAATGGCGTAATGAACAAACACAATTATTAGGTGAACGTGGTGCGGCACAAGAATGTGACTGTGACTTTGTTAGTTCAGGACATACAGTTGTTGACGGTCCATTGTTATTAGAATATGAAAATCTTACAGAAGAACCATTAGAACGTAGAGGATTCGATGGAAATTATTGGGTGTGGGAATATCCAGATTACGCAAAAGATTATACCGTAGTAGCAGACGTTGCACGTGGTGATGGGGCTGATTTCTCTACATTCCAAATATTTGATGTAGAATCAGTACGACAAGTTGCAGAATATAAAGGTAAAATTGCACCAAATGATTTTGGTAATATGCTTGTCACAGTAGCTACAGAATGGAATAATGCATTGCTAGCAATTGAAAATGCAAATATAGGTTGGGCAGCAATACAACCGGCATTAGACCGAGGATACCAAAATTTACATTATACATATAAAGATGATGGATATACAGATGCATCGGTACAATTGAGAAAAGGTTATGATATGAAAGATAAGAGCCAAATGGTTCCTGGAGTATCTACAACATCTCGTACTAGACCATTAATGATATCTGCATTAGAAATGTATATGCGTGAAAAAACTCCGGCTATTCGTAGTAAGAGACTAATACAAGAACTATTGGTATTTGTATGGCTAAATGGTAAAGCTCAAGCACAACAAGGCTATAACGATGACTTAGTAATGTCATTTGCAATTACTCTATGGTTACGTGATACTGCATTAAAATTACGTCAACAAGGAATTGATTTGAATAAGCGAGCATTGTCTCAATTTCAAAAAACAAATCCAGTTATATATACAGGAAAATCTAGTAATACAGATACCGGATGGAACTGGAATCCAGGAGATGGAGATCAAGATCTAACTTGGTTGATACGATAACAGGCCTGTTCTTAATATTGTTATATTTATATTAAAAGAAAAATATGGCGTCTTTAAGAAAACGTTTACAGAATTTATTTAGTACTAATGTAATTGTTAGAGCGTATGGTAAAAACCAACTACGCGTAGTCGATACTAACAGATTACAATCATCTGGAAACTTAGCTCAAAGTAAAGTAGCAGATAGATATACTAGATTACATGGCGCAAATAAACATCGCGTCGGTGGAATGGGTGGATATGATTCCAATTATTACATGCACCAAAATCGTATGCAGTTGTATGCTGATTATGAAATGATGGATAAAGATCCTATTATTTCTGCAGCACTTGACATTTACTCAGATGAATCAACACTAGCAGATCAATTCGGTGATATTCTAACAATTAGAACAAATAAAACTAACATACAAAAAATACTTTATAATTTATTTTATGATGTATTGAACATTGAATTTAATTTGTGGACATGGATTAGAAACGTTTCTAAATATGGAGATTTCTTCCTTAAATTAGATATTGCAGATGAATATGGAATAATTAACGCACGTCCTTTTTCTAGTTACGAAATGGAACGTTGGGAAGAATTTAATGAATCAACCGGAGAATATGAAATTAAATTCAAAAATATTGCATCTGAACAAATGACATATGATACATTTGAAATTGCACATTTCCGTATGTTATCAGATTCTAACTTTTTGCCATATGGTAAATCAATGTTAGAAGGCGCTCGTAAAGAATTTCAAAAATTAATGATGATGGAAGATGCAATGTTAATTCATCGTATCATGCGTGCACCAGAAAAACGTATTTTTAAAATTGATATTGGTAATATTCCGCCAAATGAAGTTGATACTTTCATGGAACAAATTATCAATAAAATGAAAAAAATTCCACATATTGATCCTCAGACAGGTAATTATAATCTTAAGTTTAATCTTAACAACATGTTAGAAGATTATTATTTACCGGTGCGAGGAGGACAATCATCTACTACAATTGATACATTACCGGGAATGACATTTACGGGTATGGATGATATTGAATATATCAAAGATAAAATGATGGCAGCTCTTAAAATTCCTAAGCCATTCTTAGGATATGCAGAAGCAGTTGAAGGTAAGACTACATTAGCATCTATGGATATTCGTTTTGCTAGAACTATTGAACGTATACAAAAAATTGTAGTATCTGAATTACATAAAATTGCAATTGTACATTTATATTCACAAGGATTTGAAGGGGAAGATTTAGTTGGATTTGAATTAGAATTAACGGCTCCGTCAATAATTTATGATCAACAAAAAGTTGCATTAATGAATGAAAAAATAACATTAGCTAATGCAATGAAAGATTCTAAATTAGTTTCAGATAAATACATATATGAGTATATCTTTAATATGTCAGAAGAACAATGGTTGCAAGAACGTACCAATGTTGTTGAAGATCTTAAACTTCGTTTCCGACAAAATCAAATTGAACAAGAAGGTAATGATCCTGCAGTCACGGGCGTATCATTTGGTACTCCACACGATTTAGCCACAGTACATATGTCAAGTAATGAAGTTGAAAATAAAGATGTAGGAGGCCGTCCAAAAGAAGGAATAAAATCCGGACAACATAAAAATGCATTTGGATGGGATGTTACCGGCCGTAAAGAATTGAAACAAGCTTTCGATCCAGAAAACCAAAAAAATTCATTTCAACCTGATCCTAAATTTAAAAATCAAGCCGGAGCTGTCGCAGTAGAAAGTTTTATTAGGAAATTAACATCTAAAAATAAAAATAAAGTTTCTATTATAACTGAATCATTAAAATCAACTCAAACAAACGAACATGATCAGGATTCCGGAACCATGTTAGATGAAAATAACATTTTATAACGTACAACCATATTTATAATTAAAATAAAGCAAAGTATATCAGATGAAGAAATTAAAACATTCAAAATATAAAAATACCGGTATTTTGTTTGAAATGTTAGTTAGAAAATTAACTTCAGAGACATTATCATCAAATAAATCGGTAACCATCGATATAATTAAAAAATACTTTGGTCGTAATACCGAATTATCAAAAGAACTACAATTATACAATGCATTGCTTAAAGAACAATTTCGAAGTGAAGCACAAGGTTTAGATTATATACGTACTGTTAAATCAACACACACAAAATTAAACCAAACCGTATTGAAACGTCAACGATATAATTTAGTAAAAGAAATTTCTGAAAAATTTGCATTTACTGATGTATCTAAATTACATATAAACAATTACAAAGTTCTAGCATCAATTAACATGATATTTGAACATGAAGAAACTGATAATCCAAAACAATTATTAGAATGTAAAAATGCAATTATTGATAATGGATTAATTACAGAACGCGTACAAGTTAAAAAAGATGCAATTTTAGAAACATATGAATCGCAACCAAAAGATTTACGTTTATTAACATATAAATTATTGGTAGACAAATTCAATCAAAAATATTCAGTATTAAATGAATCGCAAAAACAGTTATTGAACAAATACATAACTCATGTATCAGATACAGCTGCATTGCGAGAATATGTTCAAAAAATTATTCCCGTGATTAAAAAAGATTTATCATCACAAGCAAAACATATAACGGATCCAGCTACTAAAATTAAAGTATCAAAATTATCTGAAATGCTATGTAATGTAGAAACAATGAAAGTAATCAAAGAATCTCATATTCTTTCATTACTTAGATATTTTGATTTAGTTAAAGAACTTAAGGAAATTCATTAATGAAATCATTTCTAAAAGAAATAGAAGATAAATTCATTGAATTAGAATCCGAAGTAGATAACACTTCCGAATCTGATGAAGAATTAGATGAAATGTCAGCTACAGGTGCTGTCGCCGGATTCAATACTCCCGCGGCATTTGCTTCTCCCGGAAAATGGAAAAATAAAAAAGCTAAATATGAATCTAAAGTTGATGAATCTATAAATACGCCACCAAATTTTCAGTGGGATAAAGAAGAATATCAAACTCCAGAATCTGAAGAAGAAGAGTACATGGATAAATTTCCATTTGCATATTCCGAATCAGATTGGCAACATGCAAACTATGAATATCCATCTAAAAATTTATCAAATACTCCAGGTACCTCTACAAAAAAACATGCATCTTTAAAAGTTGGAAATGACAAAAAACAAAAAACATCAAAAATTGAAGAAGTGTTAGAACAAAAATATGAACAACTTATAGAAGGATATCAACAATATAAATCTGGAGATATACAACCATCTAAAAAAGTTAAAGAGAGTATTCGAGAAATTGCTAAAAAATTACAAGAAATTGAAACCGTATTACATCACACATCTAAATTAAAAAATGAATCTGGAGTAGCAGCATCACAATATGGACCGGGAACAACAAAAGCATTAACAAAAATTTCGGAACGATTAATTAAAATATCAGAAAGAGTAAGATCATTAGGGGAATAATATGTCAAAACAACTAATAGTAGAATATATGCCATTCAAGCCCGTAGGTTCGTTAACAGAATCAAATGGAGCTGCATATGGGATACCTGGTGGTTTTGTAGTACAAGGAGTTTTACAAAGAGCTGGAGCTAAAAATCAAAACGGTCGGGTTTATCCTAAACCAATCTTAGAACGCGAATGTCGTAGATATCAACAAGAATATATCAATCAGCATCGTGCTTTAGGTGAATTAGATCATCCAGAATCTTCGGTAGTTAACTTAAACAATGTATCTCATAATGTTTTGAAAATTTGGTGGGACGGTGATGACTTAAAAGGTGCAGTACAAATTTTAGATACACCATCTGGAAAAATTTTAAAAGAATTATTTAGAGCTGGTATTACATTAGGAATTTCTTCAAGAGGTTTAGGTTCTGTAAAAGAATTACGTAATGAAGGTACTGTAGAAGTACAAGAAGATTTTGAATTGATTTGTTGGGACTTTGTATCAAATCCATCAACCCATGGAGCTTTTATGAGACCAACTCATATGAATGAATCGGTAAATAAAAATAAAACGAATAATAAATACGTAAATGTTAATAACATAATCACATCAATTTTATGTGAAGATGGTAAATGTAGGATATAATATGAATACTCCAAATTTAAAACGAATCTTAGAAATAATGACCGGTGAAGAAGAATCAGTAGCTTTAACTAAAGAAGAAAAGCGACAGTTCATGCAAGATGTAGCAAATTTTTCTGCACTAGGAGAATCAGTATACGGAAGTGGAAAATTAAAAGATCTTACGGAACGAGTTCGTAATATTGTAGAAAAAGCACATCATATTATGACTGAAGATAAAGATTGGTTTGATAACGTTACAGTTAGTCGTCATGCAAAAGGATTAACTGAAGCATTTAAAGTTTTTGAATCTACTGCGAAAGAAGTAAATCAATTGCAACAACGCTTAGAAGCTGCATATGAAGATATCGGTTCGCATCTAGGTAAATACTATGAGGTTGGATAATTCAACTTATTTTTATATATTAAAGGTATAAATAATGAATAAGATAAAAAAACTATATCGTGACTTCTTTGGATTAAATGAACAAACATCGATGACTGGTAAACCAGATCCTAGTAAAGATGTTGTGTTATCGCCAACTGATTCTAAAGATCCTAAAAAAGTACAAGCAGCACAAAATATATTAAAAACAACAAAAGGCCGAATTCATATCGAAGAAGAATTAGAAATTGATGAAGCTACATTGGATAATAGTATCACAGAATATCAAGGAGGTGTTCAATGGATTGTAACAGATCCAGCAACTGCTAAACATGTTATGCAAGATATTAGTCAATGGGCAACAAAAAAAGGCTTTACTATTATTAAGCGTAAAATATCAGGTTCGGGTAAAGTTGGATACATTTATTTTAGATTAGGACAAGATCCTTCAAAAGAAGCACAACGAATTCAAGGATATGTATCACAGACTCCAGAAATTAAACAATTTCGTTTTAAAGTATTAGGAAAATAAATAAATAAGTTATGAGTAAAAAACAAAAACAACATCAACAAATTGTACCAGGAAATCCATTAGCAGTAAATGTAGTAGGAACGGAAATGTATGATTTAGGTTATGCAATTAAAACCTGGAAACGAAAAGTAAAAAATGCCGGTATTTTAGAAACCGTTAAATCTAGAAAAGAATATATTAAGCCTAGTGTCGTTAATAGACAGCAACTACAAAGAGCTTCATATATACAAATGATACGAGATTTAAATTCAAAGTAATTCGATATTACACATAAGTCTTAATTACGCCCTAGCTAAAAAAGTTAGGGCTTTTTTACTGGTTTTTATTTTTTGCTTATATTTATTTTAGAATACGCTATTTTTCTTTTATATAGCGTTTATACTATATTAAAAATATTCTATTAAGATTTCAAATAATCTTATTTCCAAAAAACAAATTTAAGGAGAACTATGGCAAAATCTGATTTGCTAAAAGAAGCAATTGCTGATGCACGTGCTGTTAAAGAAACTGCATTAGCAAACGCAAAAATCGCACTTCAAGAAGCTTTTGCACCAAGACTTGAAAGAATGTTGTCAAACAAACTACAAATGGAAGTCGACGGCGAAGAAGAAATGGAAGCTACACCAGAAATGGATATGGATGCTGAAATGGATATGGATGCTGGTGCTGAAGTAGAAGGTGGTGATGAGTTTAATTGGGTAGATAACGATCTATCTGCAGAAGTAGGCGGAACAACCTATGATTTTGAAGTTGGCATGGCTGGCGGTGAAGAAGAAATGGAAATGGGAGCAGAAGAAGAGCTTCCAGCTGAAGAACCTGAAACCGAAACAGGTGAGTATGAAGACATGGCTGAAGAATTAGATCTAGATGAAATTATTCGTGAGCTAGAAGAAACATTACCGGCTGATGACATGGTTGAACCAATGGGAGAAGGCTATGATGATGTAGATCTAGAAGAGTCATTGAAATCTTCAGGTATCGGAAAAGGCTCAGGCAAACCATCATATGGTAAAAAAGCTAAAGCTATTTACGAACAAGAAGAGGAAGAAGAAGAAGATTATACAGATGAATCAATTGATGAAATCATTGAAGCAATTCTTCGTGAAGAAGATGGAATGGAAGATGCGGAAGAACCAGCAATGGAACAAATAGAAGCTGAATTAGATGCAACGAAAGAAGAACTAGGCGAAGCATATCGTACAGTTAAACATCTTAAGAACATCATTAATGAAGTGAATCTTCTTAACGCTAAACTTCTTTACACAAACAAATTGTTCCGTAATTTTGAGTTGAATGAAGCACAGAAAATGAAAGTAATTGAAAATTTCGATCGCGCAGGCAACACAAGAGAAGTAAAATTAGTATTTAGTACATTGGCTGAATCATTTAACCGACCAACTAAAAAGCGTGTTGTTAAAGAGTCATATGCATCTCGACCAGTTGCAACTACAGCTCCAAGAAAAGAAACAACGCAAGTTTTATCAGAAGGTTTTGAATTAGCTAACCGTTGGAAAAAATTAGCAGGATTGCTATAAAATTAAAAAAAAAGGAAAACAAAAGATGAGTATTTCAAATTTATTACAAACGAATGACTTCGTCCAAAGAAACCAAGCGAAAGCTTTGGCAGGAAAATGGGAGAAGACAGGACTTTTAGAAGGTCTTAGAGGTGAGACTGAAAAAGCCGGTATGGCTCAATTGCTTGAAAACCAAGCACGTCAATTAGTAAAAGAAGCTTCTGCAACAGGTATCGCAGCTGGATCAGAAGAATGGGCAGGTGTTGCTCTTCCATTGGTTCGTCGTATTTTTGCTGAATTTGCTGCAAAAGAATTCGTTTCAGTACAACCAATGAACTTGCCATCAGGACTTATTTTCTATCTAGATTTTAAGTATGGTACAGCTCAACCTGGATTTGATAATGACAACTTGAACAGAACAGGCGATCCATTTGGTTCTCCAAATGCAGATGACTCTATGTTCGGTGTTACTACTACAACTGGTGATCCATCAGGAGGTCTTTATGGTGCAGGTCGTTTCGGTTATTCAATTAACGAAACATCAAGTGTTGCTGCAACAATTACTACTGGTTCAATTGCTGGATCTGGATCTGTTAACTTTGATAGTGATTTTACTAGTGCATTAGGTTCTTATAAAAGAATTACTGTTGCAACTTCATCTTTACCAGGTTTAGATGTTACTGCAATCCGTTCTTTCGCATTAGTTTCTGGATCTACTCCAATCGCTAACTATGCAGCATTTACTCAATTGAATACTACAACTAATGGATCAATTGACTTTATTATCGCAACAGGCGCTGTAACAACTGGATCTTTCTCTTTGACAGTTAAGTATAGCAAACAACCTACTGATATCACTCGTGGTGATTTTGAAGATAACGTAGGTAGTTATGCAAATGGATATAACGTTGATATCGATATTCCAGAAGTAAACCTTGAAATGCAATCAGAACCAATTGTTGCTAAGACTCGTAAGTTGAAAGCAGTTTGGACACCTGAATTTGCTCAAGACCTTAACGCTTACCACTCAATTGATGCTGAAGCTGAATTGACTTCGATGCTTTCTGAGTATGTATCAATGGAAATTGATCTTGAAATTCTTGATATGTTGATTGCAGCAGCTCCAACA